TACGTATTCAGCCTGCTCATGTGCTATCCCTTTAGCCACCCTGATAGCGTTCTCAAAACCGTGAACCGTACAGATAAACACCGTCTCGCTTAAATCGTCGTTTTGCCATAATAAAATAAATTGATTCTTAGAGTTTTTAGCTTTTATGTTTTTAGCTTTTATTGTTATTGTGTTCAACATTACGCTACCTCCTAATCTTCTGTTAGTCTTTCGTAAACTTCCCGCCAGTTGACCTGAGACAATGCTTCTAGCATCATGTCTTGTCTGAAAAAGTAATCTATGCTCTGAGGTTGTCCCGCTTCCTCTGGGAACATGATTTCATCCACCATGTCTTTAAGCTCAATACAGGCGTCGTATGAATCACCACAGCGCTGTAATATCTCTTGCGCGGTGTTGTAGTAGCCTTGATCGTTGGCGATATGTAAAACTATCGTATCTGTTGCTAAGCTCATCTTGTGTCGCTCCTTTTGTTGTTTATCTGTTAATAACCTAACCAGTTCAAAACGTCAACCCCTACATATTCCTCTTTTTCACCTATCTCATAAAAGAAATCATAAGGGTCTAAACCATGAGCTTTGATCTCTGCTATGGCCTCTCTTTTTGTCACTATTACTTCTAATGCGTCATCGTATGACATGTTTCACCTCTTAGTTTTTGATTACTTCGTGTATATTTCTTATCCTTTTTCTGCTGTTGTTGTCTGCCGCCCAATCTACCATTTCACCATCACGAATACAAGTTACATGATTACCGGAGTCTAGCAGGAAAGTCCCTTTTTTAGGACATAGGCGCTTTGCTGCTACCAGTGTTTTTCCCATGTACAGGTTGCGTTTTTCTAAGGTATAGCCTAGTTTTGAAAGCGCCCTTGCGTACTGCGAAAAACATGCGCCGCGTCTATCCTTGCGGCCTTCGCGCTTCATCGCATGATAAGCTTTGCCAAAACCTACGTTGGCTGCTACCGCTACCGCAATGACAGTGCAACAATTTGTCTCGTTGTAGTATTTGGTCGCAACGTGTCGCAGCTTTGCAAAATCATGTTGATGCTGTTTCATTGTCTCACCTCACTCTTTTAAGTGTTAAACTATAGCAAGCCGCTTGCTTGCCATAGGCTAACACTCACTGGCACGCTTGACTCTTACATGAACATACAACACCAACCCCATTTAAGGGACATTCTCAAGCCACCACAAAGCAAGCCGTGAGTGTTTATCCTAAGCTAGTAAGCTTCGCTATGCTTCCGGTATCCCATGGCCTCAGAAGCGAGCTAGGCGCTATGCTTAGGTGCCTTATGGTGTTTGCTTGCTTGTCTTTAGGTAGACTCACGCGCCATGGGCACGACCCTAAAGATACTTGTTTCTCCCGCAAGCCTTAACCTCAAGGCATGGGCATAGAATGGATCAAGTGCGTTTGAGATGTCAAGCACTTTTTGAAAATAATTTTAATTAATTTTGAATTGTCTTTAGGATCATGAGGTTACAAACGCAAATTGTTTGCGTGTGGTGTGCGTGTGGTGTGCGTGTGGTGTGCGTGTGGTGTCGCCATAGGGTCCCCATGATCCCCTCACACTCGGCAAATGGTAAACCAATCAGCCCAATGGTGCCCAATGGTGCCCAATGGTGCCCAATGGTGCCCAATGGTGAACGTTTGGCATCAATACGCGCACGCGCATGGGGTCCTTTTCGCACACGGGGGAGGGGTAGTTCCATTAGGTTTTTATAGTAGTACCCCAATAGACACAAAAAAGTAGCATTTTGGGTACTTAAAGTGAATAATTAATGATTTATTCAGTGAATCATCTAGTTGAAATCAATAGATTTTACCAATGGCAACTAATAAAAGTAAAAGGTGGGCCAATGGAAGACACAACAAACAACGCACAGGTGCGGCTTAAGACAATATTTTAGCTAAAAGTAGCCTAAAGGGGTTGACTTTTAGTAAAAAATATGCTATAATATACAGGTAAACTAAAGCAGCTTAAGAATAAGACTTTAAAGAAATAAAATAAAGAAATATACTAACGCTGCCTTAGGTATCCTTAAGTATCTCATACAAGTACCGCAGGTGCGGCTGAAGGCAATACTTATGTCCGAAGGTAATTTACCTAAAAAAAGAGGTAGACCTAAGAAGTCCGAAGTTATGTCCAATAAGAAGGGACATAGAAATGCAGTAGGTAGACCCAAAGGTGACGCAGCTATCATTAATGAGTACAAAGCTCGTATGTTAGCATCCCCTAAGTCACAAAAAGTCTTAGACAGTATCATGAACGCTGCCTTAGACGACGATCACAAACATCAAGCAGCAGCTTGGAAGCTAATGATGGATAGAATGTTACCCATAAGCTATTTTGAAAAGGATAAGCTTAATGGGGGTAGGTCTTCCATATCAATCAACATCACAGGCGTAGGCACTGAAACAACCATAACTGATAATCCTAACATAGTAGAAGGGGAATACACAGAACATGAGTAATGAATTTAAATATTTTACTTATGAGGAGTTTAACTGTCAAGAGACAGGTAACAACGCTATGTCCATAGCTTTTATACATCGTTTGGATGAGCTTAGAGAGAAGTGTGGTTTTCCCTTCACAATCACCAGTGGCTATAGAGACAGAACCCACAGTGTTGAAGCTAAGAAAAAGAAAGTAGGTCAGCATGTCTTAGGTATAGCTGCGGACATTGCTGTGGCAGACGGTAATCAGAAGTATGTGATTATAAAAAATGCAATGGAAATGGGCTTTGGGGGCATAGGTGTCGCCAATACGTTTATACACGTAGATGATCGTAAGTCCGTACCCGTTGTTTGGTCTTATTAGTGTCTGAACTTAACATATCGCTGCTACCATGGCAACAGCAAGTCTGGGAAGACCCTACACGCTTTAAGATAGTAGCAGCAGGTAGACGTACAGGTAAGTCTCGTTTAGCGGCATGGTTGTTAATTGTTAATGCTTTACAGACTAACAGAGGGACTGTCTTCTATGTGGCCCCAACTCAGGGCCAAGCCAGAGACATTATGTGGGAAACTTTAATGGACTTGGGGCATCCCGTAATAGCCACCAGTCACATTAATAATTTACAAATAAAGTTAGTCAATGGGGCTACAATAAGCCTCAAAGGTGGAGATAGACCGGAAACAATGCGGGGTGTCTCCCTAAAGTTTTTGGTCTTGGATGAATACGCAGACATTAAACCTGACGTATGGGAACAAATTCTAAGACCTGCTCTAGCTGACCAAAAAGGTCATGCTTTGTTCATAGGTACGCCTATGGGACGAAACCACTTCTATGATCTGTATAAATATGCGGATCTAAGTGATGATACGTCCTACAAAGCATGGCATTTTACTAGCTACGACAACCCTCTATTAGATGAAGAGGAGATAAACACAGCTAAAAAGTCAATGTCCAGTTACGCCTTTAGACAGGAGTTCATGGCTTCCTTTGAAGCCAAAGGCTCCGAAATGTTTAAAGAAGACTGGGTACAGTTTGCCAGCAATAAACCGGAATACTTTGACTGTTACATTGCTGTGGATTTGGCGGGGTTTCAAGACGTATCTAAAAAGAAGTCTAAAAATACTCGTCTTGATAATACAGCCATTGCAGTTGTCTTTGTAAATGAAGACGGATGGTACGTAGAAAATATTATATACGGTAGGTGGACTTTAGAGGAGACTGCTCAAAAGATCTTTCAAGCCGTTAGGGACTATAAACCCATTAGCGTAGGTATTGAAAGAGGTATCGCTAAACAGGCGGTTATGTCTCCCTTAGTGGACATGATGAAGCGTAACGGTTTCTTTTTTAGAGTTGAGGAGTTGTCTCACGGAAACCAAAAGAAGACTGACAGAATTATGTGGGCTTTACAGGGTAGGTTTGAGAACGGTATCATAAGCTTAAGCAAAGGAGAGTGGAACAGTCGCTTTTTGGACGAACTGTTTCAGTTTCCAGACCCCCTAACTCATGACGACTTAGTGGATGCTTTAGCCTACGTAGACCAGTTAGCAAAAGTTGCTTATGCTGGAGATTTTGAACAGTACGATGAATTTGAAACTTTAGACTCCGTAGCAGGATATTAAATATATGGAAGATTACAACGAAGACAGTAAGCCTTTAATGATCCAAGAAGCTTTGGAAGACTGGGTTATTACTAAGTGTGACTTATGGCGAGATCACTTTGAAGCAAACTACGCACAAAAGTTTGACGAATACTACAGACTTTGGAGAGGTATCTGGGCACAGGAAGATGTGACCCGAGAATCAGAAAGATCTAAGATTATCAGTCCAGCCCTACAACAAGCAGTGGAGAGTTCCGTTGCAGAAATTGAAGAAGCAACCTTTGGAAGAGGAAAGTTTTTTGACATCAAGGATGATGCTAATGATCCTGATAAAGCTGACATTGTATATCTCCGTTCTCATTTGCATCAAGACTTTGAAAAAACTAAAGTTAGGAAAGCTGTTGCGGAGTGTCTTATCAATGCCGCTGTCTTTGGTACGGGGATTGCTGAAGTTGTTATTGCCGAAGAAAAAGAAATGAAACCCGCTACTCAGCCCATTATGGGAGGGGATTTAACTGCTGTGGGTGTAAGCATTACCGACAGGACTGTTGTTAGCATGCGTCCTGTTATGCCTCAAAACTTTCTTATTGATCCCGTTGCTACTTCCGTAGAAGAATCTTTGGGTGTAGCTGTGGATGAGTTTGTTTCAGCACACACAGTAGAGCAATTACAGGAGGCCGGTGTTTACAAAAAGTGTCACATAGGCACAGCAGCTCCTGACTTTGACATTGAACCTGACCAAGACTTAACCTCTTACACTGATGATAAAGTTCGTCTTACTAAATACTACGGTTTAGTGCCTACGTACTTGTTAAAGGACGCACAGGCTCAGTTGTCTCGTTCCGAAGAAGAACAAGAAGAAGAAGACGAAGAAATTGTAGAGTTAGACAAAGAAGGTGGAATGTTTGATGATGAGGAAGAAAACTACTACACTGAAGCAGTTGTTGTTATAGCTAACGGCGGTATTTTGTTAAAAGCGGAAGAAAATCCTTACATGATGGGCGACAGACCCATTGTAGCTTTCCCATGGGACGTAGTACCTTCACGTTTCTGGGGCAGAGGAGTCTGTGAAAAAGGATACAACAGCCAAAAAGCACTGGACGCAGAGATCAGAGCACGTATAGACGCTTTGGCCCTTACAGTGCATCCTATGATGGCTATGGACGCTACACGTATTCCCAGAGGATCAAGACCGGAAGTACGAGCAGGTAAGCTTATCCTGACCAACGGTAATCCAGACGAAATCTTAAAGCCATTTAACTTTGGACAAGTCAGTCAGATTACCTTTGCACAGGCTGACGCACTTCAAAAGATGGTACAGACCGCTACAGGAGCCATTGACTCAGCGGGTATAGCGGGGAGTATTAATGGTGAAGCAACGGCTGCCGGTATTAGTATGTCTCTTGGTGCTATTATTAAGCGCCACAAGCGTACACTAATTAACTTTCAAGAATCTTTCCTAATTCCCTTTGTAACCAAAGCTGCCCACAGATACATGCAGTTTGACCCTGAGAATTATCCCGTTGCTGACTACAAGTTTAATGCTACGTCTACCTTAGGTATTATGGCCCGAGAGTACGAAGTTACACAGCTTGTACAGTTGCTACAAACAATGAAGGCAGACTCACCTTTGTACAGTTCTTTGATATCAGCAATCATTGACAACATGAATGTGTCTAACCGTGAAGAGTTAATTCAACGTTTAGAGCAAGCAGGTCAGCCTACACCGGAGCAACAGCAAGCACAACAAGCTGCACAACAAGCTCAGATGCAGTTTCAACAGTCTCAAACAGCGGCTCTCTCAGGACAAGCTCAAGAGTCTCAAGCAAGGGCGCAGAAGATTGCTATGGAAACACAGCTTATGCCTCAGGAGCTTGAGATTGACCGCCTGAAGGCTGTGACGATTAATCTTAAAGCAGGAACGGAGGACGACAAAGAGTTTGAACGTAGACTTAAAGTGGCTGACATGCTGCTTAAAGAAAAAACTATGAAAAATAAAACTAACGGTACTACAACCAGCAGCGCCGCTGCAATACCACTACAACCGAGAGGGCCAAATGGTC